GTTAATTTCGTATAAACCAAAAGTCAGAAGGGGTAATACGATGCTAATATCTTGTTAATGCCTACCTTCCCAGTTGACAAATGCTCAGAATATGGATGCAAACTACCTTGCGCCAAAGGAAAATCACTTTGTGAGGCTCACGCGCCTAAAAGAAAGGTAGACAAAAACAGAAAAGATTTCAATAAAATGTATGCAAAGATTGGATGGGATGCGATTCGCAATCTGGTGTTGTCAAAAACGCCGCTTTGCAGTTCCTGCCAGTGCAATGGTCATGTAAACATGGCGTCCCATGTAGATCACTTATTTGCTTGGAGTGCCATTGGCGAACATGCTTTTATGAGAAATGTATTTCAACCGCTTTGTTCAGAATGCCACGGCATTAAATCTGCTTTAGAAAAAAAAGGTATATTTAGATATTATGTTCAACCAAAACCAATTGATTATCAGTTGCACGATTACCAAAAAGTATTAATAGACCATGAGAACAGCTCCAAGACAAATTATTGAATTCATGCGTAACCCATCTAAATGGGATGAGAAGGTGTTTGAGACATCTATTCGCAATGAAGTAGAAAACAATACAGGCAACATTACTGCATCAGATGAACTACTTATTGGTTCGCTGGTAATGACTATTGAAACGCTAGTACAGGCTAATCTGCAAGTGCAGGAAAGCGGCCCAATTTATCATTACAACTCTGGTGACGCGCCAAGCCCTTGGTACAAAATCCGTACAGAATCATTAGACAAAGCAATCAAGATATTGGCAGAACTGGCTTTAGTTGCCCGTGGACGCCCTAAAAAATCAAATAAAGTAAGTGACGTAGATGAATTATTCGCCTCTGCTTAAACCGGCTTTTGAGTACGCAATTGGAGTAGTGCGTGGAGATATAGCGGCCTGCGAAGACGTTAGGTTGGCTTGTCAACGATTCCTTGATATGGTGGAGCGCAAAGATGCTCCTTATGAGTTTGTTTGTGCTAAAGCTGAGCATATTCTTAAATTTGTCAAATTTACTAGACACGTTAAGGGCGCAGATGCTGGCAAAACAATTGAGTTAAGCGGCTTTCAGGTCTTGCTGTTGGCGGCTATTTACGGTTTCCGCGACAAGCGTGACCACAGCTTCCGCTGGACAACTGACGTTATTCTTTTCGTTCCGCGGAAGTCTGGCAAGACAACTTTGGCTTCAATTATTGCTCTTTACGAACTTCAGTTTGGCGATGCTGGCGCTGAAGTCTTTACATTGGCGACAAATAGAGAACAGGCAACAATTTGTTTTGATTCGTCTAAAGCCATTGTGGAAAACATGAAGGCTGAATTGACATCAAAATTCATTGTTTACCGTAATGAGTTAAAGAAGGCAGGAGATTCCACTTCTACTTATCGTGCGCTGTCTAGAGACAACAAAAAGACTGGTGACGGAAAGAACCCGTCTTGCGCCATGATTGATGAAGCAGCGCAGATTGTGGAACGGTCCTCTATTGAGGTGTTGCACTCAGGTATGGGCGCTCGTAAGAATCCATTGCGAATGTACTTAACCACGGCATCTTTTACTAAAGAAACCAAGTTTTACGAAGATTTGAGTCATTTTCGTAATATCTTGCGTGGCGCTGCACCAGACAATTACCGTTGGTTTGGCCTGCTGTACAGCATTGATCCTGGTGATGAATGGAGTGATCCAGCGGTTTGGCGTAAAGCTAACCCTATGCTCGGAATCTCAGTCACTACAGAACACATTGCGCACATGGCAGCAGAGGCGTCTGCAAAACCTGCCAGCTTAAACGAGTTTTTGTGCAAACAATTAAACATTTATGTAAGTGCAAATACTGCTTGGGTGGATCGCAGGCATTGGGATGAATCTGTTGCACCAGAGCCAACTGAAAAACCTGAAGCTGTGTTTATGGCGTTTGACTTGGCTCACAGTCGAGATTTAAACGCAGTGGCTACAGTAAAGAGATATGGAGAAGAAGATTTTTACGCTAAGTTTCAATTCTTTTTGCCTGAAGAATCTTTGTCGTTTATTCCCAATCACTATCGCTCAACTTACATGCAAGCCGTGGAATCTGGCATCCTAAAACTGACGCAAGGCAACGTCACGGATATGAACGAGATTGAAAAATACATCAACAATGAATGCAAAGAGAATGAAGTCAAAGAAATTGGCTTTGATCCTTACAACGCAGCATCATTGGTTGCTAATCTTTTTGGGAGTGCTTTGCCTGTAAAAAAAGTCGGTCAAAGTATGTCGGTGCTATCTAACCCATCTAAGACTACTGAACAATTAATTCTAAAGAAAGCTATTAAACACAATGGCAATCCATTTGTTGGCTGGCAACTTGGTAATTGCGAGGTTTACACTGATGTAAATGGAAACGTCAAGGTCAGAAAGAATGAATCTGATCCGTCTGCCAAAGTTGACGGCATCATTACATTAATTATGGCGATGCACTGCCACTTAGATAATGTGTTTGTCAATGATTCGTTTGGTTTTCGAGCAGTTGATTGGTAGAATCGGGCAAAACCGGAGAAAAACATGGCTATTTTGGATATTTTCAAGCGTAAAGAAGACGTTTCAAACGAGGCAAATACGCTATTTGGACAGACTGCGCTAGGCAATAACATTGTTTATCAGTCTGGAAAAAAGCAAGTTCCAGTTAACACCCAGATTCTTTATGTAACCACGTCGTCCACAAACAATGCTGGTCGTCCGGTGGATATGTCGCTGCTTACGCGCAATTCCACCGTATTGGCTTGCGTTGCAGCAAAAGCAAGAGCCATTTCTCAATTGCCAATTCGAGTAATGGCTGAATTGGACGATGGGACATATGTAGATGCTTGCAAAGATGAAAATGTTGGCAAGCGCGACAAGGCCAAGGCCAAGCAAGTAGCATCATTGTTGGCAGAGCCAAACAAGTTCCAAAGTGCCTATGAGTTCTGGTATCAGTGGATTATGTGGTACGAATTGTCTGGCGAAGCGTTTACTTTGTGGTGGAGGCAAAACCAAAACAATCCTTTGGAGACTCCGTTGGAGATGTACCTGCTTGACAGTACGCTAATTGCGGTAACTATCAATCCAGCACGCTACCCTAGTTATCGCTTGTCCACGCCAAGCTACGGATTTAGCCGTGACGAGCCTTTAAGCGCCCACCAAGTTATGCACGTCAAAGACATGGCATGGCAAGGCTCTGCTGGCTTTAATAAGGGCATTTTGGCTGCTGAATTAGTATCCTTAGACCAAGATATTGATTTGTACGCTAATTACGTCATGCAGAACGGCGCAAAACCTTCTGGTATGTTTACAACTGAACAAGTTATTCCTGATGGCAAATTCAAAGAGATTGCTGCAAGACTAAAAGAAGCATGGTCAAGCATGACAGGTTCACGTCAATCCGATCCAAGCAAGCCTGGACAGGGAATGTTGCTAGATCAAGGCATGAAATACACGCCTTTGCAAATGCTCACTTTACAAGATGCTGATGCTCATAATTTGAAAATTCAAACTATGAAGCGTATTTGCGGATTGTTTGGAGTTCCTCCTGCACTTATTGGAATTCAAGATCAAAAGTACAACAACACTCAAACTCTTTTGGACGAGTTTTATAAATCCACAATTTATCCAACTACAGTCAATATTCAGCAGAAGTTAAAGATGCAATTGTTTCAAGGATACCCAAACTTAAAAATTGAGTTTGATACGCGAGACTTTTTGAAGGGCGCTCCGTTAGATCAGATGAACTTTGCTGTTGCTGGAGTTGGCGCAGGTATAATGACTCCCAATGAGGCCCGTGAATACATGAATATGTGTAACATAGACGGTGCAGACAAATTGCTTGACCCTTCAGCAAAAACTGATACTATTTCTGGAACAAGTCCCCAAGACACGGGTGGTGGGGGTGGAAGTCAGTCCAGAAAAATGAATATTGGAAAATAATCATTTTGCAAGATACAATTAAACAAATCTTTGCACAACAGTTAAAACGTATTGCAAAGAAACCCATCAAAACATATGACATTGACAAAACCAAAGTTGATGGAGTAATCAATGACGCAAAAAAATGTAACGATGCTGTGCGAAGCACGGCTTGTGAGCGAAGCCAAAGGGCAAATAGGGAAAATTGAAGCCACTGTGACAACATGGGGCGCTCGTGAAGGCGCTGATGGTCGCAGGTTCAATTATCAACCAGAAGGCTTTATGGACTGGGCAGAAGCCTTTGCCAACGCTGGCAAACCGTTGCCAATGTTCATGAATCACAATGCTGATGCAATGCCCATTGGAGAATGGACATCATTTGAAATGACAGATTCTGGAATGATGGCAGAAGGCCGCATTTATATGAATACCAGTGCAGGCAAAGATATTTACACTGTAATGTCCGAATCTCCTTCAATGTTTGGAGGTGTTTCTGTTGGCGCTTATGCTGAAGACTATCAAATGGTTAATGCCAATGGCGAACCAGATCAATCGGAAGATGCGTATTTTCAAATTACCAAAGGTGGCCTTCGCGAAGTGTCCGTGGTAATGTACCCAAACAATCCTGAAGCAAACATCAGTAAATTGGAGTATTTCCGACCTGATGGAACTGCTGATTTAAAGATTATGGAACAAGCCCTGCGTGATGCCGGTCTATCCAAGAGTGATGCGGTTGCCGCTGCATCTACTTTCAAAAAGGTGCTTGAACAGCGTGATGCTGTTGTTGTGCCTAATGAAACTGCACCAAAACAGAGTGATTCTGATGCGGAGGCAACCAATGCGGAAATTCTCGCGGCTCTTGAGCAACGTGAACTTCTCAAATCCCTTGATAAACGACTGAAAGGTTAATTATGTCTCAAGCTATTATTGAAAAACTAGACGCTATTGAAGCCAAACAAGCTGAAGCTGTGTCGGCTGTTGAAGCCAAAATCCCCGCTGCTGTTGAAGCTGTCAAAGCTGAAATGGCTGAAATGGTTGCTGCTTTGGAGGCTAAAGTTGCCTCTTTGAACGCCGCCCCCGTTATTAAGATTGCCAAAACCGTTCGCAGCGATGTAAATCGCGCTGTACGTGAGCAATTGTCTACCTATTACAAAGCTTCTCGTCAAGGCGAAAAAGAACTGAAGATGTTTGAAAGCGTCGATCAGTATGATGCCTATATGAAGGAAGCTGCTGGTCTTACCGCTGGCGGTGACGGTCAAGGTGGTCGCACTAGCTACGATCCCGTGTTTGTTGCTTTGCGTCTGGCTAACCCCATGCGCGGTATGTCTCGCACCGTGGCTACTGACGGTTCCTCTTATCAGTTCCGTGTTAAGACTGGTAACGCTGGCGCTCAATGGGGTTATGCAGTCCAAAACAACGGTACGCCCACAACTGAGAACACCAGCATCTGGCAATTGGTTCTAAAAGACATTAACGTTCAGTTCCCGATCCGTACTGCGGCTCTGGACGACATTGATGGTTTGGAAGCAAACATTGTTGACGATATGTTGGCGGAGTTTGCTCAGGCAGAGGCGCAATCCATGATTTCCAACAACGACCAAAGCGGTACAGGTTCTTCTGTAACCACTGGTGGCGCTGACGGTTTGCGTGGTTTGAATCAGTATCCTGGCGCTAATGCAACTTATGCCGGTGGCACTACGTCAACTGCTGCATTTGGTACTTCTGGAACAGGTTCTACGACTGGCTTGCACAGCGTAGCAACTTACGACCAGATTACTACCAACTCCAATACTGTTGGCGCAAACAACGTGCAATACAAAGACGTTATTAACACGATTTACGCCCTGCCGCAACAATACTGGACTCCTGCAACTCGGTTCATGATTAACCCGATTCTTGCTCAAGCCATCCGTGGCCTGCAAGATACCAACGGTCGCCCGATTTTCAATTCTGTTGAATCTCTGAACCCAGACGGTATCATCGGTCAATTGTTGGGCTTTGATGTGGTGATGAACAAGTATCTGGACGCACCAAGCCAATTGGCTACCGGCGCGGCTGGTACTGTTAGCAAGTATCCAATGTATTTTGGTGATTGGACTCGTTCGCACACAATCATTGATCGTTTGAATATGGTTATGCGCCGTTATGACCAAACTTTGCCTGGTTACATTACTTTCTATGGTGAAAAACGTTTGGCAACCTCGGTGCGTGACCCTAACGCATTGATTCGCTATCGTTCAACTGGTACTGCTAACGCTTAATTGTGGTAGATGGGGGCTTCGGCCCCCGTCTTTTAAACTTGGAAAAAATATGAAAACTATCACCGAAAAAATCCTTGACGGCATTAAGCAAACTCTGGAAACCGGAGAAAAAGTAAATATTGATTTGCGTGAAGCAGCCTCTTTGGGTGGCAGCGGCAATGGACAAGGTGGTCGTACTTTCTTTGATAATGCATTTGCTGCATTACGCTTTGCGAACCCAATTCGTGAAATGTCGCGTGTTATTCCTGTATCTGGTTCTAGCGCCCAATTCGTTGCTAAAACAGGTAATGCGGCAAACCAAACAAATCCTTGGGGATACACTTTTAGTCCCAACACCGGCACACCCGGCACTAACACTACTATCTGGCAGATTCCCACTCGCGTGATTACGGCACAGTTGCCAATCCGCACGGCTGCTATGTCGGACATCAATTACTTGAACGAAACTATTGTTGAAGATTTGATGTTGGAGTTTGCGGCTATTGAGGGCGCTTCAATGGTGCTCAACAATGATCAGGCTGGCAGCACAACCACAACGACAGGCGGCACAGATGGCTTGCGTGGTTTGGATATGTACACAAGCGCAGCATCTTCTGCTTTTGGCACAAGTGGCACAGCAATTACTAACGGCATTCATTCAATTGCAACAAAAACACAAGCGGCTGCGGCTGTTGCATATGCCGATATTACAGATATGGTTCGCTTATTCCCTGCTCAGTATTGGAATCTGCCCGGTACAGCTTGGATGATGCACCCACAAACCATTCACGACTTGCGAAACCTTGGCCCTACAGCGGCACCCAATATTAAACAATTTGCTGAAGTTGGTGATGATGATGGCGGCGCTGTTAAAAACATTTTTGGATTTCCAGTAATTCCAAATCCATACATGGAAGTTGTTGGCGCTGGTAACTTTTCCATCTATCTTGCAAATTGGCCTCGTTTCGTCACCATTGCTGATGTGGAAGAAATGACCATTCAAGCGATGGAAGAAACTACACCCGGCTTTGTGACCCTGTATTCTGAAAAACGTATGGTGTCAACTGTGCGCGACCCTTTTGCTGGCATCCGTTTGGTTGGTGTTTGATGGCTGCAGAAAACTACCAAGCCGGTCTGCCCTTTGGGGCAGCGACGCGCAATCCGTTCAACTATGTAAAAGTTGAGCAGATAAACCGTGACAATGCAACGCCTTGGCTTTCCCTTTCTGAAATCACTAATCAATTAAATTTGTTTGGTGATGAAAGTCAGGATGCCTATTTGGCGGGTCTAGAAGTGGCTGTTAGGCAGGCAATAGAAGATTACCTTGGTATGTCTATCTTTCCAGTGTCATATCGCGTCTGGTACGGCATGGAGAGCCTTGTAGCATCACCAGTATGCTTAGACATTCCAGAAGTCAGTCAAAACTCAGATTCTTCTTTGGCTGGAGTCACAATCACATCGTTGAAATATTGGACAGATGCTTTTCCACCTGTTGCTGTAACGGTTGCAAGCTCACAGTATTACTATGATACATCGGGCAATAAACTTATTGTGCAAAGTTTGCCTACTAGCATAAATTCAACAATGACAGCACCTATTGTGGTTGACTACTCTACAGTAGCTAATCCATTGGCTACATACCAAGTCATCAAACAAGCTGGACTTTTGCTGATTACTCACCTGTACAACAATCGCAGTAATACAGTAGATAAAAAATTAAACGACATCCCTTTTGGTGTTGCTACATTGCTTCGCCCATATAAGCCTTTGGTGATGTAAATGGGAATAGCACGGTTTGAGAATCTTTCAGTAAATAATCTTTCCTTTGGTAAATCAACCTTTGGAGAGCAAAGTACAACTCAATCTGTTTGGTTTGTTACTCGCGGACGTGTTCATGCAGTTGCAAACCATGTAAAGATTACCGACAAATATCGAATCTATTCTGACGTTGTTGAATTTACATTGAATTACACTCCAAACATAAAAACAATTATTGACAATCAAAACGCTTACTCAATTACATGGCGCGGTTTTGACTGGCGAATTGACAATGTGCGTGAAGCTGATGATCGTATGTCAGCATTGTTTTTGTGCGTTCGTAACGATCCTGCTGTGGCGGTTTAATGGCAACACAACAAAATCCGGTTCAGTATGCAAAAGCAATCCAGTATCAACTGGCAAGCATCGTTACGCCTGTTCCGGTATATGCCGCTTTTAACCGAAACTTTGCCACACAACCTAAATTTATTACTTGGATGTTGCGCAATGTCCATCAACCTGTTTACACTGGTGGAAATCAAGCCAACAAAGGGATTGACAGGCCAGTTATCCAAATTTCTATTTTCACTCAAGTGATTGAGGATGGATTTACAATATCTAATCAAATTCTGCAATCACTTCATGGCTACGCTGGTCTTTTCGGCGGCGCAACTGATGGATTTCAAATTTCTAAAGCAGATGTGCAGTGGCTATATAATTCTTACGACAACGAAAACAAGTTGGCGCAAGTATTCTTGGATTGCACATTAGACATTCCAACATAAAATATTTTGTCCCACTTTTTGAAGGAAATGTAAATGGCTTTACCTAATAAAATTTTGCCTGGCTTTAGTGCCTCGATGTACGCTCAACCGACTGCATCTCCTACTCCATTGACGCTGAGTCAATTGTCTACGCTGGCCAGCGTTTCTGCTATTGCAGTTTCAGGCAATTTGATGAACATTGAGGCAATTCCTGCATTTGGCCAAGATGATGCAGTTGCCTCGTTCACCGTTGCTGGCGCACGTCAAAGCGACAAAATTGTTTCTCAGTCGGCACCAACTTCGATGACCATCACATCGGCCTGGAATCCTTCTGATACGGTTACTCTGTTGTTGCGCACAGACGCCTACAGCGGCACTGTGGATCGCACGTTTGTAATTGCTGCCACCGATGGCACCAACATTGTCTACTACGCATTCAACGGTCGCGTATCTCAATTTCAAATCGATGCCCAACCAGGCGCAGAAGCCAAAGCGGTTTACACGATTCATCCTCGTGGCAACTTGTATGGCTGGTCTAACAACGCATAACAGGAGCAAATCATGGCAGCACCAGCAGTTATTCTCCCAGGCTTTAGTGCCTCAATGTGGATGCAATCGGGCGCTACGCCCACGGCATTCACGACTGCCAACTTGGCGGTATGGACGGCTCAAGTTGCAACAATCGTCGGTACTGTGGCCAACGGCACTGGCGCAGCAGGTACTCAGTTAAACGTGGAAGCAGTCCCAGCCTTTGGCCAAGACGATGCTGTGGCATCTTTTAGTGTGGCCGGTTCCCGTCAATCTGACAAGGTGCCGACTCAATCTGCGCCTACCAGCTTGACTATTACGGCTGCTTGGAATCCTTCGGATGCCGGTTTGTTGTTGATTCGTGGCGATGCTTATAGCGGCATCATTGATCGCACTTTCGTTGTGGCAGCCGTTAACGGTGCAACTACTATCGCCTACGCCTTCAATGGTCGAGTGAGCCAGTTCCAGATTGATGCTCAACCCGGCGCTGAAGCCAAGTGCGTGTTTACGATCCATCCTCGCGGCGGTCAGTATGGCTGGAGCAACACTTAATGGAAACCCTTGACCAAGTGGTTAAGGGGTTGACAACAGCCACTGGAGACTTGGATTTAATTGCCAGGTTTTCAGTGGTTGATGCCAACGAAGTTGCTGCCGAATTGGCTTCTGTTGAAGCTGACTCGGCTGAAGGCGTAGCATTGCGCTTGCTGGCGAAGTACAACCCTGTAATTGAAAATGCCCATAGCAAAGAAATCTGATGGGTGGTATTGGGGCGGCAAAGGGCCATTTGCTACAAAATCAAAGGCTCAAGCCGTTGCCCGTGCTGCATATGCTAATGGATATTCAAAGCAAAACAATCCTATGAAATTTAGCGTAGAGCAAAAGCAAGATGATCCAGTAATGGAGTTTGTGATGTGCTTGTTGCATAGCGTTACTGGCGCTCACATTCTTCATTTGATAAGCCTTTCGTATTCTCAGCATAAAGCTCTTGAAACTTATTACACAGAAATTGGCGATCATGTTGATGATTTTGTGGAAGCGTTTCAAGGTAAGTATGGATTGCTAACAAATTTCACTAGCGGATTTGAAACTCCAGATGATCCTATGGATTACATGCTTTATTTAAAAGATGAAGTTTTTGCACTTCGTAATTCAGAAAAGTTTCCTAAAGACACTGAATTGCAAAACATTACTGATGAAATTGCACAATTGATTGACAGCACAATTTATAAACTACGATTCTTAAAATGACACAACCAACAACAATACAAAATACGGGCGACCTACTCAACTTTCTTGCAAAACAATCAGAGACTCGCAAAGACTGGTTTGGGTTTATGCAGCAACGGATGACCGCTGTTACACTTGCCCATGAGATTGCCAAACATCACGCTCATCACATGACTCCAAGTGAAATTGTTGCGTATGCGTTGGCACTCAATCAAGAAATTTTCAACAAAATTATCAAAGGATAAAACATGAGCAAACTAAGTTCTGCTTTCGGCGATTCAAAATCCCTTCGTATTAAAACCTTTACCCTTGGCGAACATGAGTTCAAAGTTCGGGTGCCTCTGCAAAAAGAGCTTGAAGACATTCAGACTCGTGTTAACGCTGTTGACAAAGACAAGGCAGAAGCACGTTATGTCAAAATGGCTGCACCATTTTTGGCCGATACCACTATTAGTGGCGTAGAGATCAAAGAAGACGATGTAGTTGTAGATGGCCGCTCTTTGCGCGATTTGGTAAAAACTGTCTCAATGATGGAATCTAGGATTGTTGAGTACGTAAAGCTGCTTGTGCCAATTGAAGGCACGCTAGACGACATTACCTACGAAGAAATTGAAGCTGAATGGCCGACTCAAGTTCAGATGGAATTGCTTGAAAAAATTTCTGATGCAATTCAACCTGGCTACAAGGACGCTAGAAAAAACTAACTCAGGACACACGCTTACAAGCTAGAGCATACGTTCTGGCTCACGGTGGGTGTCCTGATGAAATTGATTCTGAAAATTTTAGAAATATTGAGATATTACTAAGTGATGGTTATATAGGCAATAAAGCAATATTGCTTGCTCTTAGTTGTTTAACAACAGGAAACCTAAATGCAAAACTAAAGCAAGGGGTTTCTTCATACACAATAAAAGATGTTCTTCCGTCAATGCACGACTACATCATCCCGCCTCAAAGCGATGAAGTAAAGCAAGTGCAGGTTCAAAATCAATTGCTTTCATTCATGATGTCAAGACCTGAATCGAAGGAATTTCTGAAAGTGTGAAATGGCCGATTACTCCCCAAACAACAGGACGATCAAGCTGGAAGGCTTTGCTGAGTTTGAGGAGCAATTAAAGGCTATGGCAGAAGGCTTTCGGGCAGACACACTGGCCCGTAGAACTCTTGCATTGGCAGCGAGGGATGCCATGCAACCTGTTGAGCAGGCCGCAAAAGCAATGGCGGCTTACGATGAAAATAACACAGAAAATATTCACATGCGGGACACTATCCGCACTGAATTCAGAATTCCTAATGAAAAAGACAAACGATCAGATCACGTTAACAAAACTGATGCTGTTATTGCTGTTGTATCCGTAAAACGAAGCGCGGTATCTTTGGCAAACGAATTTGGAACGGCTAAAATGCCAATGCACCCATTTTTAAGACCTGCGCTTGATTCAAACGCAAATACAGTTCTTGCTTTGTTGAAAACTAAACTTGCAACTATCATCCCAGAATATGCGCTGAAATTATCCAAGCGAAGGAAAAAATAATGGCATCAAATAATATTGCTAGGCTTGGCGTAGTTCTTGGTTTAGATACAGCAGAATTTACCGCTTCAATTGATAAAGCCATTAGCGAAAACAAAAAGTTGTCTCAAGCAATTAAACGAGACACAAATAATTCAGTTGCCGTCCTGAACGACCTGAAAAACGCAACTGACGACTATGGCAAGACTTTAAACAAAGTCACGCTTATGGAGCGTGAGATGGCCGGTGGCAGACTTAAATTTGCCACAGACGACATGAAGGACAAAATTCTTGCCCAGGCCGCTGCATATGATGCCGTGGTAGCCGCCGCCACCAAGCGGGCAGAGATTGCTGAAAAAGCAAAATCAATTGACCAACAAGAGCAATTGGCCACCAAGCATATTCAAGAACTTAAATTTGCCACAGAAGATTACGGCCAGACATTGACTAAAGTGGCCCAAATCCAGCGCGAGGTGTCCAGCGGCAAATTCTCAGAATTCTCTAAAGAAAACAAAGAAAAGCTACTAGAGGAGGCTGCTGCATATGACAAGGTAGTCGCAGCCGCTAAACATAAGGCTGACGTAATAGCTGCTGCCGATAAAGTTAAACAGCAAAATCAACCGGCACTAACAGAACTTCAGAATTTGAAGAATGCCACCGATGATTATGGCAAAACCTTGACCAAGGTTCAAATCATTGAGCGCGAGATCACATCAGGCCGTCTACAGGGTGCAGGAGCCGACGTAAAGGCTCAACTGCTTGCCCAAGCCGCTGCTTATGACAAAGTGGCTGCAAGCGCGCACAAGGCCGCTGGTGGCCTTACAGCATGGCAAAAGCAAGGTTTGGCATACCAGACAACAGACTTTTTTACTCAAGTCGCATCGGGTCAAAACGTTTTGATTGCAGCCATCCAACAGGGTGGGCAGCTAAAAGATCAGATGGGTGGCCTAGGCAATATGTTTAGGGTGCTTACACCTTTGGTGTTTAGCGTCACTGGCGCAATGGTTGCTGTTGGTGCTGGAATTGGTGTTGCTGCTTTTGCAGCCTACTCTGGCCGCAAGGAATTTGATGCCTTGACCAATTCCATTATCTTGACCGGCAATTACTCCAAGGTAACGACGGATGATTTTGGAAAGATGGCATCTACCATTGCCAATACATCTAGGGCATCTATTGGTGACGCTAAAGACATATTGAACGCCATGATTGGCTCAGGCCAATTTACTAACAAAACATTTGATTCTGTATCTAAAACCATTCAACGCTTTTCCGAATTGAGTGGCTTAACGTCTAAAGAAGCAGCCGCCAAACTAATTCCTGCTTTGGATGGATCGGCTTCAAGTGCCAAAAAATTAAACGATCAATACAACTTTTTGACGCTTGAGCAATACAAGCACATTGAAGCACTTGAAAAGCAAGGAAAAATTCAAGAATCAATTATTTATACCAGTGATTTATTAAAACAAAGTTTTGGTAATACAACAAAAGAATTGGGATACATTGATACAGCATTAGATTACACAACAAAAAAATGGAGTGAGTTTTGGAATGCCGCAATGAATCTTGGCAAACCAGATACGCCTCAAGAAAAATTAAAAAAAATACAAGACGAATTAGAAAATGTAAGAAAAAGCAAATTTATATCTGCTGGATTAGGTTCTAATATTGCAAGTCAAGAAAAATTTGAAGCAAAGAAAAACGCAAGAATACAAGAGCTTGAAGCTGAAAAAGATGCATTGCAAGAAAACATACGTCTTGCCGCAAAGAAAAATGATTTAACTGGCGAAAAAGAAAAGATTGATAAACGGGCTAAAGACGGAGGTGCTTCCGCTGAATTTGCTCTTGTTCAGCAATATGAAAAAGCCAAGCGCGATTTGAAATACGCAAACTTAATGAGTATTGCAGATGAAGAAACAAGAATTATTTATGATTCAGCGCACAAACAAGAAGATTTGTATGCTCAATATTTGTCAGATATAAAAGACAAAGATAAAGAATTGGCAGGAATTCGATATGAAACTTATATTGCAGAAATGCAGAAAGAAATGGTTGAACGCGAAAATCGCATGGATGATTATCGTCAAAAAGAATTAAATAAAACTATAGACGCTGCTCAAGCAGAACGCTTTGCTCGTCAAAAAATTGAAGATGAAGAAAACAATAAAAGGCTTGAGCGGCTTGGTGAGTACACAAATAAATATTACGCTTCTCAAGATATAGCAGCCGCAGAAAAGGACAAGTTAGAAGCCCAGATCAAAATGGTTGGCATGAGTGAGAAGCAAGTCAAACTGGCTGAACTTGAGGCTAAATATCAAGAGGACATTGCAAGAAATATTCTTGAATCAAAAGGTGACAAGGCTGTATTAGATCAATGGAACAAACTTGCAGAGGCAAAGAAAAATGACGCAAAGTTAAATATTGAACTTACAGAACAATTGACCTACATGAAAGAGGTAAATGACACTGTATGGAAAGACATGACATCCGCGCTGGATGAATTTGTCAATACTGGGTCGCTAAATTTCAGCAAGTTGACGCAAAGCATTCTTCAAGACTTATTGAAGATTCAAATTAAGAAACAAGCCTTAGCACTGTTTGAAACCGCAAGTGGTGGTGGAGGCATGATGGGCTTAGTTGCTGCTGGAGCTACGTTGCTTGGCTTTGCCAGCGGAGGAGAGCCACCAGTTAATCAGGTTTCTATGGTAGGTGAGCGCGGACCTGAGTTGTTTGTGCCAAAAACGGCGGGAACGATTATTCCGAACAACATGCTAAAAGGCAATGACAGCGGCCCAACGATTAACTACAATGGCCCATACATTGCTAACATGAACGCGATTGACACGCAAAGTGGTGTGGCGTTCTTAGCAAAAAACAAGCAGGCGATTTGGGCAACCTACCAATCAGCTAATCGCAGCATACCGATGTCGAGATAATATATATGAGCTTGCAAACAATTCTTTCGGTGGCCGAAACAATCGGAATTAACGATCACAAGTTTGCAGGTCAAATGATGTCGCGCAACATGCGTATTAGTACATCCGAGATTCTGACAAGCCAGCCTTTTCAGTTCACCATAAAACCTAACAATTATTTGTTGTATTCCAAGAACAAAGCAGTGCTTTCTTCCTTGCGCGTGGCTGACAGAATTACGGAACAATACTTAAATTTTGGGTCTAGTGGCTGGCTCAACTACATTGCTTATGGTGGTGATATGACTGGCGTGCAAGCAGCAGCCTGCCAAGTGCAAACCAGCACGGCAGGAAAAACTATTGTGCTTGGAAACCTGCCTGCAATAACGTCAACCTTAAACATTGTTGATGCTGGAGACTTTATTCAGATTGATCGTTACGCATACATAGCTACAGCAGACGTTCCAAGGGGTGTTGCTGGCACTGTAAACATTCCAGTGCATCGTTCTGTGCTTACGACGGTTTCGTCTCCTGTAGGGGCTGTAATTGGTCAATATGGCACGACTACATCACTTGGTGGTTCAACCTATACCGGCATTACGTTTTGCGTAATAGCAAAAGATTACCCTACCTATAACTTAGTTCCAATTACAAACGACAGCTTCATTTCTTGGGATGGCGCATTCTCTGCAGTGGAGGTGATTTTGTGAACGTAATTGGTCCAGTTCAAAATACTAACGTAATTCGATACGCTGATTTCTTTCGCCTTGGCATGGCTGATGGTACGTATTATTTTGCAACAACGCCTGCACCAATTACCATACCATCAATATCTTCAACGCCATTCACGGCCTTGGGTCAACTGGTTAGCGTCGGAAACATTCAGCGAGACATAAAAAGCACTGCAAACGAAACCACAATTACGTTGATTGGCGTTGATACTTCAATGCTTGGATTGGTGCTTAATTCAAAAATCAAAGGATCTTCTATTGATCTTTGGCACGGATTCTTTGATAGCAACAATCAATTGATTACATCGTCAGGCGACGGAACAGGCGTATACAAATACTTTAGTGGCTATGTCAACTCTTTTTCTATCTCTGAGCAATGGATGGAAGAAATTCGTCAGTATGTTGGCGTTGTCACAATGAGTGCATCCAGCTTTCAATTAGTATTGCAAAACCGAACAGCGGGACGGTATACAAACGACAATGCTTGGCAGTCTGTAAACCCTGGCGATACATCAATGAATCGAGTGACATACATTTCTACCATTAATTACGCTTTTGGTAAAACGCCATGATTCGCAAAGCTACGCCATTTGATATGCCTGCGCTTATTGAAATGATGCATAGCTATGTTGCAGAAGCGCCAATGGAAACACTAAAAGACTCTAGCATTTACGACTGGAATTATGTTGAGTCTTTGTTTTCTGGTCTTATGGTTGGCCGAGGTTTTATATTAATTGACACTCAAGCTCGTGGATTTATTGCGGCTATGGTTACGCAAAATGTTTGGTGTCAATCAATTCTTGAATTGCATGAGTTAGCTTGGTGGGTAAAGCCAGAATATCGAGGCGGTACAGTTGGAGGCAGGCTTTGGAAAGAGTTTGATTTGCTTGCACAAGAAATGCTAGATAGTGGCCGTGTTCAAATTATTTGCTCATCAATCATTGCAGATTCGCCAAAAATAAATTATGAAAAACGTGGATACCGACTGATGCAAACAACATATTTTAAGGAACTGTAATGGTCGGATCAATTATTGTTAGCTATTTTATTGCGGCTGAATTTGCGGCAGTGACTTGGGCGGCTATTGGTATAGTGGGTCAATTTGCGGTTACTTTAATTGCGTCTTCAATTATCAGCAAAGCCTTTGCACCAAACATTGACAACAACGCAATTAATGCAATTAATCCTGGAAACCCTCAACAGCAGCCGCCAGCATCGGACAACAAACTTCCAATAGTTTACGGTACAGGCTGGGTTGGAGGTGTCGTCACCGATCTAAGCATTACTACAAACAATCAAGTAATGTATTACATTTTGGCGCTTTCTGAATGCACGGGCAGCACAACATCAACAATAGTTTCAGCACGCTCTTACATTGTTTCATCATTGGGGTCAACCACTCTTGCGCAATGGCAGGCACTTTTTAGTGGATTAACTTCAGTCCCTATTGTTAATCAAACTATTTTAGCTACTGCATCTGGAACACTTGCTGGTGGCGCTTTGGTTGATGAAGATATTGTAAGTTTTGGTGATATATTTTTTGGCGGCAAAAAATGCGTGTTTTATTCGGGGACCTCGTCGTTTACAGCATCTTGCACTGGAACGTTGTTAATTGCTAGTCAACGTCTTAAAGTTGGAATGACAGTTTATTCTGCTTCTGGAATAAGTCTCGGTCAAGTAACAACAATTGTTCTTCAAATTGATAGCAATAACAGATATATAGTTTCAATTGGTGGTAACTATGCATCACAGACAATGTATACAAAAGATGATACTCGTGTCTCTGGTTTGCTTGACCAATCAACAGGATTGACAGATACATCTGTAGATGGATATTTAAACATATATCTTTACCGAAATGGTTCTTTAACGCCTTTTAATTCCACGTTGAGTGCAATCTCAGTTATGCAAGACACTAATCTTGTTTACAAATGGGATGCAACAAAGCTGATGACAAATTGCGCTTTTGCAATTGTTAAAATTACTTACAATCAAAATGCAGGATTGACAGGATTACAGCCAACAAAATTTCAAATTATTAACAGTCGCGGCTCTCCTGGCGATTGTTTTCTTGATTATTTAACATCCACAACATACGGGGCTGCAATCCCATTGTCTGGGGTTGATACTGCATCCTTAACAGCACTTAATGTTTACTCAAATCAAACAATGACTTTTACGCCATACACTGGCGGCACTGCAACACAAAAGCGTTTTGAGTTTGACGGAGTTATAGACGCCAATCAAACTATTATGAATAACTTGCAAATCATGGCATCGTGCTGTGATTGCTTATTGCGTTATAACGAAATTACAGGATTGTGGGGAGTTATTGTTCAGCAGCCAACATATACGGTTGCAATGGATTTGGATGATTCTAATATCATTTCATCTATTCAAGTTACTCCGATTGACATTGCTAGTAGCTACAACATAGCTGAAGTTAAGTTTGTAGATGGCACACAACAAGATTCATTTGTTACTTCAACATTTAATCTTGCAGTTCTTAATCCATCTTTGCTTTATCCAAACGAGCCAGTTAACAAACAAGTTATTTCTTTGCCATTGGTAAATAATTCTGTTCAAGCGCAATATCTTGCAAACAGATTTCTTGAAGGTGCTAGAGAAGATTTGCAAGTTAAATGCAAAGTTAATTATGTTGGATTGCAATTAGAAGCTGGCGACATAGTTACTCTGACTAATGCAAATTACGGATGGACTGCAAAATTATTTCGCATTGGTCAAGTGGTAGAAGAATTTAACGATGATGGCTCAATTACCACTTCCTTGTCTTTGATGGAATTTAATCCAGCAGTTTATGATGATTTAAACGTAACTCAATTTACGCCAGCACCAAACACTGGCATTGGCAATCCATTGAATTTTGGAACTATAACTGCGCCAGTGGTTGTTAGTTCTTCGCCAAGTGCAGCAACTCCATCAATTAGCCTTAGTGTTACTGCATCTAGCGCAGGTATTGTGCAGTACGCTGAAGTTTGGTATAGCGTATATGCTAACCCCAGCCCATCACAAAGAATCTTTGCAGGAACCACAGCAATTAGCTCTGACGGCAATCCATATACACCAAGCGCAATCATTGGCACGGTAACGTTAACAAACATTGCTCAGGGTGATTGGTACTTTTTTGTTCAAATGGTTAATGGCTTGGGCAAAAGCAATTTTTCTGATGCTTCGGCTGTACTTCAATGGCGTCCTACAACATTTCAATACGTCAATAGATACATAAACGTTCGCTACGGAAGCAGCATTACAGGCACTGGATTTAGCACAAGCCCTCGCGGTCTTACTTACTATGGCCTGCAAAATACCACTACAACAACTGGCAGCACCAACGCCTCTGATTACACATGGTATCTTGCGCCAACGGCGTTTGGCTCTGTTGATCCGTTAAATTATTTGTTATTTTCAAATCGCGGTAATCGCAAGTTTAGTTTTGATGTTGGCACTGCTGCACAAGCTAACTCAACAGGAGCATTTGTTCCAACGCTTACATCGGTTTACGATGCAACATTGTGGTCTGGTTTACCTGATGGAATTAATTCCATAGATTTGGACTCTAGAACTGGACAACTTACTACAGTAGGAACAACATCTGTAAGCAGCGCTAATGGACTTCTTAACGTGACTAACAACACAAGCGGAAGCATGGTTGTTTCTCTTGCACAATTTCTAAATTTTGGTGCAGGCGTTTATTCTAAAACTGCGGCTGTTTCTAATCTTACTATTGATATTTACGGTCGAGTAATTGGTTTTACTTCTCCAGATGCTTTTTACTATACAGAAACAGTATTTACTGCAACAGCTTCCCAAACTACATTTAGCGTAACTCATACAGTTGGAGATGTATTAGTATTTAAAAATGGTGTATTGCTTGATTTAACTGAATACAGCGAAACAAGCACAACCGTTGTTCTTGCAACAGCTTGTACGGCTGGTGAAATTATTGTGGTTATAAATGCAAGAGCAGTAAGCACGTCAGACTATTACGAAACAAACAACATCACAATTGCATCAAGCACAAGCAACACCATAACTTATAGCGGACTTCCGTTTCAAAATATTGTTTCGGGAAATTTACTTTGTTTTGCCAATACTGGAACACCAACAACTTACACGGTTCAGTCAATCAACACAACAACCAAAGTAATTACATTTACAACCACTATTTCAGGTGCAACAGCAGGATTGACCGTTTACCGATTCCGTGCTGCTGGGTCAACATATCATCCCTGGAGCAGATACACGCAATCTGTAACTTTGGTTTCTACGCTGACACCAACAACATGGGCGGTAAACAATGGCTATGAAGAAATCTTTGTCAATGGATCCCAATTTAACGAAATTGATTACGATATTTCAAGTGGAACATTAACCGGATTTCCTGCGGCTGTGACTGGAAACTTTACAGTTGTGCAGTGGAATCAAAACAATTTAGGCGTTCCTTGTTCCAACATTATTAACACTGTTGCTTATTCAGTTGCTAGTCAATTGGCGTATACTTACGCAAGTAATCCATTGGCAATGGAGGTTTACGCAAATGGCGTCTTGTTAGCTAAAGGCTCAGGATACGACTACACCGCGACATCAACAAACTGGATTTTGTCAACCGCATTTCCAGACAACATTACACTGCTCAACCAACAAACATTTGCCCGTGACGGAGCCGCATAAATGACACAAAGCTACAACTTATCGCAACTTGCCAACAACCTAAACACTGCTGGTCAACTTGACGCTACTGACGGCCTTGTAAACGCCGTTCCTGCGGCTAATGGCGGCACTGGGCAATCCACATATACAGTTGGCGATATTCTTTACGCAAGCGGCGCTACGGCCCTTGCAAGGCTGCCTGATGTGGCTACGGGAAACGTATTGATTTCTGGCGGTGTTGGTGCTGCGCCAAGCTATGGCAAAGTAAATTTGACAACTGCTATTAGCGGCACACTACCAATTGCAAACGGCGGCACAAATGGTTCGGCAACACCTACTGCTGGCGCTGTTATCTATGGCACTGGAACAGCTTATGCGGCTACAGCGGCAGGAACAACAGGTCAACTTCTTACTTCTCAAGGGTCTGGAGTGCCCATTTGGTCTACAGTTACAGGCGTAACTAAATTTACATCTGGATTATTAGCTGTACCAACTGCTGCAGGTCAATATTTTACCGTTGCTCATGGATTAGGCGCTACACCAAGACAAGTACGTGTAGTTGGATATTGCAATACAGCCAGTTATGGATATAGTGTTGGCGATGAAGTTGAACTTGTAATAAGTTGCGCAGATAACGGAAATGTTCAAGTTTTACCTTATGCAAATGCAACAAATGTTGGATATTTCTCTGGTTCAGCAATGGTGGTTGGGAATTTAACTAATAGTTATGCTGCAACAATTATAAATAATACAAATTGGAGAATTAAAGTTTATGCTATGCTTTAATTTAAAAATATTAATACAATTATATTTACTAAATAAATAAGGCAAATTATGGCAATTTTTAACAAAAACAGTCTTGCTCAAGTATCTGGTTTTAACAATCCAATATTGTCGGGCGAATTAGTTTGGAATCAAAGTACCTATTGGAATTTGACGTTTCAAAACTCTAGCACCGGCGCTCCGATTAACCTGACTGGAGCAACAATATCTGCGCAAATTGTTAGGCGAGAATTGTCAAACGTAACCGATACGCGCAATGGTTTGACGTTTGATATTGCAGACTACAACCCTGCTCCATCACCAATTACGCTGACAGTTTCAAATGTTGTTGCTGCGTCTGGCACTTGCACATTGGTTATTGATTCAAGCGCATGGAGTTTAATGTCAAGTGATACAGAGCTTGAGATAAACGCAGTCAATCCAGTAGGCTATTCTGGCAGAATTAAGGTGTCTTTTCCAGCGTCAGGCACTACACCAGCAGACGACCTAATCATATTTTTACTTTTCTTGGTTCGCTCTGATGGAGTAATTGTTCTGTGAGTAGCTCGTCAGTTATTGTTGAACAAAAAAATGGCATTAGTTTTGCTGTTAGTAGTTCAAACAATACCAATGTAATAACAAACGACTCTAACAATGTAAATTTAATTGTTGATGAAGTTGCAAATGTCAATTTAATTGTTGATAAAAATGTAACTATACCAATCAATTTAATTGCAGATAATGAGCGCAATGTAAATTTATTTGTAGAAGATAAAAACAATGTTAATTTAACTGTTGGCGAAGTTAATAACATTTCTCTTGTTTTGGATAGAGGTATTGCAGGCCCAGTTGGCCCAGTTGGCCCAGTTGGTCCAATGGGACCTGGATCTCCAAATCTTGATGGTGGTTATTATAATTCTACTTATGGCGGTATATCAGCAATAGATGGCGGGAGTCCATAATGCCAGTACAAATACAAATGCGCCGTGGAACGGCTTCTCAATGGACTTTAACAAACCCTGTTCTTGCTCAAGGCGAAATGGGGATGGAAACAGATACATCTAAATTTAAATTTGGAGATGGCGTTAATTCTTGGAGTAGCCTTGCTTATGCTGGAGGCTCTGGTGGTGGTGGAGGAACAGTTACATCAGTTTCAGCTAGTGTTCCACCTTTTTTATCTATAACCGGAAGCCCAATTACAACAACTGGCACTTTATCTATAACGTACTCAGGAACAGCCCTTCCAGTAGCCAATGGCGGCACTGGTTCAATTACAGCAACAGGATCAGGTTCAGTCGTTTTAGCTACTTCTCCAATTCTTGTAACACCATCGTTAGGAACGCCATCATCTGGAAATTTCAGCACAGGCACATTTATATGGCCCACCTTTAATCAGAACACAACAGGTAACGCCGCTACAGCAACTAACATCACAGCTACTAGCAATAGCACTCTAATTACTTTAAGCGCACTTAGCCTTCCTTATTCTCAGTTATCAGGCACAGCTCCAACATGGAATCAAAGCACTACAGGAACAGCAGCAAATGTGACGGGTACTGTAGCTATTAATAATGGTGGTACAGGACAAACTACTCAATCAGCAGCAATTACGGCTTTGTCAGGTACGCAAACATCGGGGTATTATTTACGATCTAATGGCACTAATACTTTGCTTGCTGCAATTATGAAAGAAGATGTTCCACAGCTTAATCAAAGCACTACTGGCACTGCTTCAAACATTACGGCAACAACCAACAGCACGCTCACTGCACTAAGCAGTTTAAGCCTCCCAAGCACCCAAGTTTCTGGACTTGGCACGATGTCAACACAATCTGCAAGCAACGTTACTATTACTGGAGGAACAGTCGGAGGGTCTCGTGTTAACCCTAGAGTAGTTAGCGCAGCAACTGCAACATCACTAACCCCAAGTATTGCAACTGCGGATGTTTATGCGTACACGGCTTTGGCGTCTGCCTTAACAATCAACGCCCCTACCGGAACTCCGCTGGATGGAAATAAATTAATATTTAGAATACTTGATGATAGTGCAGGCCCTTACAGTTTGACTTGGGACGCTACTTATACTGTAATTGGAACAATTTTGCCATCGTCAACAATTACTGGAAAAACTACATATATAGGTTGTATGTACAACGCCAATAATACTCGGTGGGATGTGATTGCAGTTGCAACACAAATTTAATCATGCAAATACTTTTTGAATTTGATTACAACGGAATTGCATTTAAAGATGCTTTGACATTACCTGACGATCATAATTTTACTGATTCTGAAATTGAATCAATGAAACAAGAACGTTTTGATAATTGGATTAAATTTATTACATCGGATGGTGAACCCATCTTAGAAAAATAATGGCAGATTATTATTGGGTTGGCGGTTCTGGAACGTGGAACAATATAAATGTAGTCAATTGGTCTAATACTAGCGGCGGTGCCGCCCCTGCTTACGCAAATCCACCATCATCCGCAGACAATGTATTTTTTGATGCCAATTCAAATAGTGGAACTGGTGCATTTACGGTGACAATGGCTAGTGTGAATGCAATATGTAACAACTTTACTGTTTCTGGCCTTGATGGCACAATGACATTGGCGGGTACTGTTGGTCTTGATATATATGGCAATTTATCATGGCCTGCAACTTTATTTACTCGTTCTTATACAGGTACAACAACATTTAGAGCCACAACCACTGGAAAAACCATAAGTCCAAACGGTAAAACTTTTGGAGCTAACGTTATTTTTGATGGGGTTGGTGGAGGATGGACATTATCTAACGCGCTTACAAACTCATCAACCGTTACCCTAACCAACGGGTCTTTAGACCTTGGTGGATTCACTCTTTCTTGTTTTAGTTTTGCATCAAATAACTCAAATACTAGAACTTTAGCATTTAACGGCGGTTCAATATCCATAACAGGAACTTCTACTGCTGGCAATCAAACTTTATGGAATTTGCCAACATTGACAGGGTTTAGTTATACAGGAACTTCTACTGTCAACGTACCAAATGCTAGTACGGGCGCTAGTTTTACCAGAACATTTAATCACGGAGGCACGGCAGGCGGCTCTGAAACTAATGCAATAAATCTTTCTATTCAAGCAGGTGGAGCAAGTTCAGTTGCAATTTTAGGTAGTTATTTAAATTTAAATTTAACTGGATGCACAAGTAACGTAACTAATGCAACCAGAAATATTTACGGAAATTTAACTGCTCCAGATAATACTTGGACATCTGGTACAAGTACAACTAATTTTTTATCAACTAGCGCAACATTAAGAACAATTAATATAGCCAATACCTTTGATTATCCAATTTTATTTGGCGGTTCTGGTGGATCTTGGCAATTACAACGAGCATTATCTGGTGGAAATACAAATGCAAATATAACGCTTCTTAGAGGATCTTTTGATTCTAATAATTACAATATTAGTTGTGCTACTTTTGATTACAACAACACAAATACAAAAACTTTAATTTTAGGTACATCCACAGTAACAATTCTAAGCGGCACAAGCACTACGGGTTTTGTTGGGTCAAACACTAACACAACTTACAACGTAATTAACTCTACCATTGAATTTTCACTTGGTGTTACGTCAAGGTGTTTTTCTGGTGGCAGTGGAGGAACGGATGGGAATCAGTTTGGCACGGTTACAGTGGCAGCCTCTTCTGGAGGATCGCTTTACTTGGGAAATGGAGCTACCACTGCGAGATGCACGACATTAAGCAATACTGCTGGTTTAACTTTTACATTGGTTAATGCTTGTACTGCAGCTTTTACCGTAACAACTTTTGCAATGACTGGACAATCAGGCTCTACGGTATCAATAATAAGCAATTCACTGGGTACAGCAAGAAATTTAAAACAAGCAAGCGGCACAGTGGTTGCTAACTTTATGAACATTCGTGATTCTAATGCTATTGGCGGCGCATCATGGAATGCTTATAATTCAGTAAATAGTGGCAACAACACCGGCTGGAAATTCTTAGGCGGCACGGGTAATTTTTTAACGTTCTTTTAAAAAACTTATGGAAACCCAGCAGCTACTCAATATTATCCTTAGTGTTGCAATGGCTGTTATTGGATGGCTTGCCAGAGAGCTTTGGGCAGCAGTCAAGGATTTAAAATCTGATTTGTCAAAGTTGCGCGAAGATTTGCCAAAAGAATACGTCAGCAAAGACGATTATCGGCAAGACATACGAGAGTTGAAGGACATCATGAACAAAGTTTTTGATCGTTTAGAAAACAAGCAGGATAAATAATGGACATCACTGGATTTGGGTCCGTATCTGAACTTGTAAATACTGCAATCAACAAAATCTGGCCCGACAAAACTGAGGCTGAGAAACAACAACTTGCAGCCGCTGTAATGGTTGTTCAAGGACAGATTGACACCAACAAAGTTGAAGCTGCAAACCCTAATGTTTTTGTCTCTGGCTGGCGTCCTTTTATCGGCTGGGTTTGCGGCGCAGCCTGCGCATGGAATTGGATTGGCTTACCTATCGCGGCAATGGCGCTCAAAATATATCAAGTGGATATATCACTTGCTCCCGCAAACTTAACAGAAATGCTTCCAGTTCTAATGGGAATGCTTGGCCTTGGTGGGCTTAGAACTATTGAAAAAATCAATGGCGTAGCATCCAAGTAACGTAAGTATGTTAAGTTCTAAAAGTTTGCTTTAAAGGACTGACATGAAACCGCTTATTTCGGATCAAGAATTTATTGAACTATGGAACACTTACAAGTCTCCATCAAAAATTTCACAAGTTACTGGCATTTCGGAGAGAGTAGTTTACCGAAAAAGAAACGACATACAAGGCAAAGCTGGAATTATTCTTGCAACCTACAAAGACTCTTTTACAAATTCACCAGTACGTCCAAGGACAGAACTTGGAATTGAAAATGGCACAGTTATTGTTTTTTCTGACGCTCATTTCTGGCCTGGGATACGGACTACTGCTTTTCAAGGTCTACTTTGGGCGATTGAGAAATTTGAACCGAAAGCAGTTATTTGCAATGGCGATGCTTTTGATGGTGCATCTATATCTCGCCATCCACCTTTGGGCTGGACTCGCACACCAAGCGTGATTGACGAGCTAAACGCCTGCAAAGAAATGTTAGGTGAAATTGTTGCAAAAGCCAAACAGAAACGCCATAACGTTAAATTAATTTTTACGATGGGAAATCACGATGCTCGATATGAAGCGCGTTTAGCATCCAATGCGCCTCAATACGTTCAAACACCAGGTTTTACCTTATCAGACCACTTTCCTGAATGGTCTTTTTGTATGTCAACCTGGGTAACAGACGATGTAGTAGTCAAGCACCGTTACAAGGGCGGCATCCATGCTACACACAACAACACGGTGGGCGCTGGCAAAACCATCGTAACGGGTCATTTGCACAGCTTAAAGGTTACACCCTATGCAGACTACAACGGCAATCGGTTCGGCGTAGATACGGGCACTCTGGCAGAGATTAACGGCCCTCAGTTTGATTACGCCGAGGAGAACCCGCAGAACCATCGCTCTGGGTTTGCTGTATTGACGTTTAAGGATGGTCAACTGCTTTGGCCTGAGTTGGTTCACAAATGGGCTGATGGACAGATTGAATTTCGAGGTGAAGTGATTGATGTAAGTGGCCTTTAAAGGTCAAATAAGAGCTTTTATGTGTACAAAGCATTCCTATTTGACCTTATAGAATTTTTATTACTCAATCAAAATCCAATCTCCAGTTTCTTCATCCAGTTGATACCAAGCATCGTGTTCATTGTCATACCACTTGTAAAGTCCAGCTTCTTCATCGTAGCAATAAGTTTCGCTGTCATCAAAATATTGCAGCAACTCATCAGGGATGCCAAAAAATTCTTCTTCTTCTTCAAAATCTTCGTCTTCATCAACAACATCAGTATTTCCCATCTTTTGTGCAAATTCTGCCAACTGATACAAAGATTCGGTAGAAAATTCAAAATAGCCACAATCGCCAACGTTTACGGTTACAGTAAAAAGCATTTCGTTCTCCAAATTAATCGCAGCAAAACGCTGCAAAACAATCTTACAACACTATGATTTCAAACTTTGAACAAGCACTCAAAAACGTACTTTCTTCTGAGGGCGGGTTTGTAAACAACAAACAAGATCCAGGCGGAATGACCAATTTAGGTGTTACCAAAGCGGTTTGGGAAGAATACGTAGGACATCAAGTATCCGAAAAAGATATGAAAAATTTGACAAAATCCGACGTTATGCCACTCTACAAACGCAAATACTGGGACAAAGTATCTGGCGATTTGCTTCCATCTGGCCTTGATTACGCCGTATTTGACGCTGCAATTAACTCTGGACCAGGTAGAGCTGCCAAGTGGCTGCAAGAGCTTGTAAATGTTCCTGTAGACGGGTTTATTGGCCCTAAGACTTTGGCAATAATTGAAACCTACCCAATTCATTTTTTGATTTCGCATTACAACGACACAAGACTACAGTTTCTGGAGCAACTTCCAACTTGGACCGTTTTTGGAAAGGGCTGGGGAAATAGAATTTCTTACGTCCAATCCAATGCATCAAGTATGGCTTAGTTTATTTTTGGTCGTCAAGTAGCCTTGTTTCTTCTTGCATTTCCCGTTTTAAATAGATTACGGCATCTAATAATTCTTCATACAAATGCTGACGCCATTGGGCTTTGGTCAAAGGATTTTCGGATACGGTCATTCCGTACTTTTTGATTCCCATTGATTGACGCCTTGCAATATCATTGCAAACTGCTAATTCTGTTCCTGTTGTCATTTTTAATTCCTATTTGGTTTAGGGCAATTTTCGGGTGGAACTACGACGCACCAGACAGCTTCAGGTGGAATGCTTGGGTTGTCTGCGCAAAGCCATCGGTCTATGTATGCATCGGGCATCTTACGCAGCGCGGTTCGGACAACGTTCCTACCCATTTTTAACTCGTCGCTTATTTCTTTCGTTGTCAGTCCGTCATCTTTTAACCTCAACAAGTCGCGTATTATTGGATGGTATGTTGTCACTTAATATCTTCTTTATCCATATTTCGCTTAGGCAAAGGCAGCCAGCCAATGCACCAACTTGCTCCCCAGTATCCCGTAGTGCAAATACCACCTTTGGATAATAAAAGCACTTTAGTATCTAGGGGTGCTAGCGGGTCGCCAGCGTGGGGGTAAAGAAATTCTTGCCCTCCGGCAAAGTAGCGTTGCTCAGTCATGTGTTCCCCCTTGCTCGAATTGCAGCGGCAATTTCTATGCTAATAAAGCGGTTGTACACACTAGCCGCATCGGCTAACTTTGCACAAGCCTCACGCTCTTGATTCATAGCCCAACGAATAGCATCACGGGTGCTTGCATGACCTTGTATAGCCAGTTCAATGATTTCATCTTGTGTCATGTGTTCCCCCTTGCTCGGATTGCAGCGGCTATCTCTGGTGAAAGCAGACTGTTCATATTTTCAACAATAACTGCACAAGCCTCACGCTCGTCGGCGCGGATGAGTTCGGCGAACTTGTCCATCATAATTTTTACATCAACATGATTACCCTTGTTTGCTGCTATTTCAGCTTGTTTTGCAAGTTCAATGTCTCGTTCGTTCATGTGTTCTTCTCCTTGAGTTTGGCGATCTGGTCATCCCAGCGCAGGGCTGTTTTGTTTTTCCATTTATTTAGCTTGTCGGCCAGAAACTTTTCGTTGCCTTTGAACAGCCGCGTATTCATGGCCATGCTTGCCACCACCTCCATATCGGCAGCCTGCTCACAGGCAAGACGTGCAGCGCGTTCGCATCCGCCTATGGCAGAGTTGATAATGCTGCGCATCATTTGAGGGTTTTGGCTGCGCTTGGCGACCTCGGACAAAAATCTAACGGTGTCGTCATCCATTGTTCTTCTCCTTCAGGGCAGCTTCAATTCGCTTCCATGTTTCTCTTGTTGTAGGTGCTTGACACCACGCAGCTTGTTCCTCCGTCAGCCCTACCCATTCGCGTTTGGGTGCGTTGCAGATTTCGCACTGCTCGCCGCGCAACCAACCATGACCACACCTCCAGTAATTTTCACAACAAGTATCGACCATCCCTTGGGGGCAAACAGTTCTTTTCATCAAAACCCCCTGCTTTTAATATTCAAAAAGTCGTTCGCACCTGGGCGAACGTATTCGTTCTTTGGCGGCTCGTAAATTCCTCTTTCCCATAAACTCATTCTTGGCGCAGGAACTGCATTTGGTTCTTTTGCTGATGGCATAAAACCAGTTCTATATCTAGCCCTCTCTTTGTCTCCAATAGATACTGCAAAACATCCTAAAGATGTTTCTCTGTTTACTCTTAAATTTGGATTACCTGCTGCTAATTTCATAATATTTTTACTGTTAAAAAAGGGAGATTTGCCTCATTAAGCCCAGAGTTTTTACAGTGCATCTGGTCATGGAGTACGCATCTCCCTAAAAATTAAAATGGCATATCGTCATCATTCCGTGATTTTGGCGCATCATCTTGGCGCGGGTCATTAATATATGCCCAGCCATTCCAGCCGCCATCAATCAAAGGCATTTGGTCAAGTTTTAACATTTCTCCATTTTTGGTTTCAATAATGCTACCAATACGTTGGTAACGGTTCTTTTGAGTGCCTTCTTTGTTTTTATATTGACCGGCAATTATGGTGATTTCTTTGAGAATTTTAGACATATAAACCTTAATGAATGTGTTGATTAGATATTTCCCGAACAATTTCGGCGTAGTAAAATCTGGCGGCTTGTACTTTAACTTTAATCTTTTCCTCTAAAGCTAAATCTCTTTCATATGGTACTAGCGTAACTCTTAGTTCACGGTTAATGTGGTCAACTTGATGCAGGCTTTGCGATTCCCATCCAATCAAATCATCTGGCGTGGAAATTAAACAATACGCAATTTCTGCATAAGGTTTGTCCCACAGCATCATATAAGCACGCAATTGCCATTCGTATCCTTTATCTTCGCCTTGTTCTTCAGTTACAGGAAAAGTAGTCAAGCACCAACTTGATTTGATGTCAATGATCTTGTGGGTTGCCACAATGTCGGCCTCGCCAGTAATCCATTCATTAGTGCGGCGCTCTGTGTTTTTAACGTAGCTGGTCAGCTTGACAGCGTTGTACAGGTCAATTGACGCATTTTCAACTCGGATTCCTTTTTCCATGTACTTGCTGGTGATGCGTTCTTCGTAACCATAAACAAATTCTTTTGCCAGTTTGGTGACGTAGGTTTTAGCGCCTACAGAAAGTTCGTCTTTACCTTTACCGTCCGTCATGATTGACGACAATGCGCTTGCTCGGATAATCATAATTTTGCCTTTCGTGCGTCTTTAGCCGCAATAATTTGATCTTTGGCTACTTGATTGTTGCCTGCTGCTTTAATTGCTTCAAAGTAAGCATTTTTTAATTCTGCTTCATTTTTGCACTCAGAAATATCTGCAAGCAATGCTTTTAGGGTTGCGTCCGTTAATTTTGGTGGCGGCTTACTTCCCGCATTGCCATCATCGTCCTCTGGCGCAATACCGCAAGCTGCCATTAAACTGTACCGCCTAGCATAAGTAAGGGCACTTCCATAACCCTGCGGATCGTGTTTAGCGGCTGGAACATGCAACTTGCCGCAGTCTATAACTTCGCCTGATTCATGAATAAAAGTGGTGGACACAATCACTCCATCACTACATTCGTGCATGACCTGTACAAGAGCTATTCCATTGGCGTTTAAGGCGTCAATTACGGCCTCCACGCAAGCGGCAAGGTCAGCATACCGACTTTTAAAATGAGGGTTTGTAGACGTTTTAAGCGCAGGCCCAAAGGCTTTTTGCGCTTTAACAAACGCTGTTGCAATTTCTTTCATTTCATTCTTTCACAAAAACGCCGTTGGGCAGCAAAGTTCCCTTGCGGTTCTTAATCTGGTCGTATGCCACTTCCATGCAAGACACCAGGTTAATACGTTGCAAAGCGCAATACACAATCAAGCAAACCATTACGTCGCCAACGGCGTCCACAATGTCGTCATGATGGCCTTTGATTGTGGAGTCTGCCAATTCTCCCATTTCGCTAACGGCTTTTAGCAGTTGCGTTGCCGGCGTAGAGTTGGGCACAATTTTTCTAGCCTCTGCCCAGCGAACAATGTCCATCTCAATTGCTGCGTATGTTGTCATTTTGTAATCCTATATGTTTGTTTAATTGCTTGCGTCAACGTCCAGCCTTTGCGGCGAAACATGAAAAAAAGTCGTATTGCGTTCATGCTTGTTCCGCAAATTCAATTAACATTTTTGCCAATTCAGTAGCTTGGTCTTTGCTAAGAATTGCGCTAATGCTTGCTAACGGCAAAGAAATACTAAGCCAAACTTCTTTGGCTTCATCCCATGCATCATATTTGTCTACGCTAACGCTAGATCCGCGCTTTGTTAAGATTGACTTCATAATTTTCCTTAAAAAGACCCTAGCGGGATTGCTTGGGCTTGGCGCTATCTTACACACGTTTGTGATGCTTCTGAACTTTTTTTTACTTTTTTTTAGGTGTCAATTCTAAAAATTGTACTCATCACATTTGTGTTATAAATCGGCATGAACTTTTTAGAGATCGCAATCAAAGACTCTGGCGGCATAGCACGCTTGGCTGAAAAGCTGGACGTTAAGCCCAACGTAGTCTCCAACTGGCGCACCAGGGGCGTTCCAAGAGGCTGGGAAACGGTGCTTAAGATAAAGTTTCGTAAACAGATTGCGGAAGCTAAGAAGTTAGCGTAAGATTTGAAAATCCCTTGGCGGGGATTCTGTAGTAAGACTTAGATGGAACTCTGCTGGTACTACCCAGTCCGCCAACACCGGAAACGGTGAGAGTTCCACCTAAGTCTTTTTTTTTGGAGCTTTTATGCTAGTTTTTCCAAGAGAACTTGAGACTCATGTTTATGGGCAAGATGGTGTAATTTATTTTGAACAATTTGATCGTGATGGCAACCAGCTGTCATTGGTTAGATTGAGCATTCACCAATTTGCAGAAATTTTTAACAGAGAAAAATCTGTTATTGCTGAGGCGAATGAACAACAGGATGGTGAGGAATGAAGCGGCCATCCTTTCAGTTTTATCCATCAGACTGGCTAAGGGATACGGCACTCAGATCATGCTCGTTAGGCGCACGGGGTTTGTGGATTGACATGATTTGTTTCATGCACGAAGGTAATCCTTACGGACACTTGAAGGTTGGTAACAAGGTTATCCTTCCGTCCAACCTTGCAAGCATGGTCGGGGCAACCTTACCTGAAGTTGAAGGTTGGTTAGATGAGTTACGTCAGGCCGGTGTTTACGAACTTGCTGATGCTGGAGAAATTTACTCAAAACGCATGGTTAGAGACGAACACTTGAGAAACAAGAGGGCAGAGGGTGGAAAACTAGGGGGAAACCCTAATCTGAAGGTTAACCACAAGGTTATCCATATGGTTGAAAAAGAGGTTAAACAAAAACAAACCCCTTCATCTTCTTCTTCATCTTCATCTTCAAACATAAATATACCGCCTGATGGCGTATCGCAAGAAGTTTGGCAGGAATTCATTAAACACCGCAAAGCAAAGAAGGCATCAGTCACACCATTGGTAATAAAAGGCATTGTTGAAGAAGCAGACAAAGCTGGTTGGACATTGGAAAACGCTTTGAAAGAAACGGTAGTACGAAACTGGCAATCGTTTAAAGCTGATTGGGTGACAGACAAGAATGCAACTCAAAGTAACGTTATGGCAGGTGTTTTATGAGAGGCCATGAAGAAATAATAAAGATGCGATTAAAAGGCTTTGTTCCTGATTACGTCAATTTAGACGACTTCGCAGAACCAAACCCAATGATTGAATGGCAAAAAAAGTTTGATGAGACTTTTACACCGATTGTTTGCGTAAGTGGTAATCAACTTGAAATGCTAGACCTGCGATTTTTGGTTAACCTTACTGTCAACATTACAAGCGAAATAGAACAACGGGCCAAAACTCTGTTTGATCTTGTTAAAAAAGCAGGTGCAAAGACAGTTATTGCTGGATATGTAGTAATCAAAGGCGAAAGCGCCAAAACCGAATGGATGGAATCATGGCCGAATTAATACCTGACACCATAGACTTTTCTCAGTACCTTCGAGAGACTGACAACAAACAGAAGGTAAAGCCTGCTGCCGATTACATTCCCGCAATAAAAGAGCGGATGCGTACAATGGCAAACGAGCGAAAGCTGTTCCTGCCTTGGGTTAAATCTTACGATTCTTTTTATTTTCGTGAGGGAGAAATGACCGTATGGGCCGGTCAAAACGGACACGGTAAAAGTCAGATAACCGCGCAGATCGCAATGCACCTAATGCACCAGGGAGAAAAGGTTTGCATGGCATCTTTTGAAATGAAGCCAGTAGAGACAATCCGATTGATGAGCAGGATGTTTATAGGTACAAACCCCTATACGCCCGAGTATCAGAATATCGAAGGTTTTGAAGCATTGGATGCCATGTTTGACGGATTTGGCGCATGGAGCGATAACCGGCTTTGGATTTACGATCAAATGGGCGTTACAAACCCAGAAACCGTGATTGGAATGAGTCGCTATTGCGCGAAAGAATTAGGCATCAAGCACATTTTCATTGATTCGCTGATGAAAGTGGTGGGTGACGAGGATGATATGAACGGTCAGAAAAGACTGGTTGGCGAACTATTTAGTATTGCTAAAGACTTGCGTGTACACATTCATTTGCTGCACCACTTGCGCAAACCATCAAATGAAGCAGAAATTCCTGATAAGCACAGCATTAAGGGAAGCGGATCAATAACTGACCAAGTGGACAATGTAATGCTCGTATGGCGCAATAAGGTTAAAGAAGACGATAAGCGTACTGCTGGACAGTTTGGCAAGAAGCAAGATGAACCCGATTCAATTTTGTTTTGTCGTAAGCAAAGGCACTACGAAGGCAATGGGGACGGAGAACCGTCAATCGGCCTTTGGCTGCACAAAGACTCTGGACAATTTACCGGCAACGTTGGTGACAGACCTTTTAACTACGAGTAAAGCAAAATGAATGATCCATTCAAAATTATTGAACCAACTTGCATTTCTTTCAGCGGAGGTAGGACGAGCGCATATATGCTTTGGCGTGTTCTTCAGTCTAACGGCGGCAAACTTCCAGAGGAGGCAATTGTTTGTTTTGCCAACACCGGCAAGGAAGATGAAGCCACACTAAGGTTTGTGCAGGATTGCTCAGAGCATTGGAATGTAGAAATCCATTGGGTTGAGTTCCAAAACGCAGACCCAGCGTTTAAGCGTATTACCTTTGAGACAGCCAGCCGTCAGGGTGAGCCATTTGAGGCGCTTATTCGCAAGCGAAACTACTTACCCAATCCTGTCACGCGCTTTTGTACCGCAGAACTCAAGATTCGCACTATCCACAAGTACCTTAAATCTCTTGGATGGGAACACAACGAAAATATGGATTGGGTCGGGATGAGGGCTGATGAACAACGTAGAGCAGCCAAGATTGTGGACAAATCTCGCATTCCTCTTGTGACTGCTGGCATTACCAAAGAAGATGTTGGCGCTTTTTGGAGGTCGCAACCGTTTGACCTTGGTTTGCCAAACATAAATGGCGTCACTATGCACGGTAATTGTGATTTGTGCTTTTTGAAAGGTGGAGCACAAGTTTTGAGTTTGATTGCCGAAAAACCAGAACGCGCAATTTGGTGGGCAAAAATGGAGGCGTTGGCGTTGGCGTTGGCGTCCAAGCCAAGCGGTGCGGTTTTTCGTTCAGATCGCCCTTCTTATGCGTCAATGGTTAAATATGCAGCAGAACAAACCGATATGTTTGACAAAAATGAAAAAGCAATTGCTTGCTTTTGTGGCGACTAATGTCTGACCGTAAGCAATTAGAAAAAGCAGAAGCAAGAATGCTTGTCCCGTCCTACTTTGCAACTGTTGCACTGCTTGGAAGACCAAAGGCTAACGCTTGGCTAACAAAGCAGATTTCATTAATTGAAAAGCATTACGGCAAAGGGTTTGACGCTCGATGCCGTGGATACATGCGCGAAATAACGGAGACTGAACTTTGTCGCAATTGAAAATGCACCGCCCTGATGGGCAAATGGAACGAAACGAATATTTATCCAGGGCGCGGGAATTTTGTGCAAGAGGCATTGAACTTCCTCAAACCAAGATATTGGATGAGGAAAAAGACAAGATAAAAAGCGCAATCAAGCAAAGAAACTCGCTTCGGCAATACATAAAAGACAATTTATCCAATGAGGCATTAGCTAATTCTTTTGGTGTAAAAATCAGAACGATAGAAAAGGTAATTGCAAATTTATGAGATATGCAGCAAGAGTAGATGCAAATCAAGCTCAAATTGTCAGCGCATTAAGGGCTGCTGGCGCTTACGTCTGGATTATTGGGTTACCAGTAGATTTATTGGTGGGCTACAAAGGCCATAGTTTTTTAGTTGAAATCAAGAATGGTCCTAAAAAGCGTTTAACGGCGCTACAAGAGGACTTTTTTAACAATTGGTCTGGTAGTACCTTGGCACGCATTGATGGCCCTGAAGCCGCATTAAGAATGATTGGAGTTGTAAATGAAACTGTCAGTTGAATGTGTAAACCCAGTCCAAGCGCATATGGCAATGACCAAAAGCATTTGGCCTATGTTGAAAAGCGCCTTGATGGCTGGTCACAAAATGATTTTAGAAGTCAAGCCATCTAATCGCAGTCTAGAACAAAACGCAAGGCTTTGGGCTATGCTGACAGATATTAGTGAACAGGTGAATTGGTATGGTAGGTATTTGTCAACAGACGATTGGAAACATATTTTTACATCCCAATTAAAAAAACAGGATGTTGTGCCAGGGATTGAAGGCGGGTTTGTAGTGCTTGGCACGTCAACCAGCAAAATGACAAAAGCGGAAATGTGCGATTTACAAACATTAATGGAAGCGTTTGGAGCAGAACAAGGCGTGATGTTTAAATCATGATGTTTCCTAAGACTGAATATGTAAGGGACAAAAAACGCTTGGAATCTTGCCGCGCTTTACCTTGTCAACATTGCGGCGCAGAAGATGGGACAGTGGTAGCTGCACACTCAAACGAAAGCTCTCACGGTAAAGGGCGAGGAATTAAAGCCAGCGATGAGTTTATAGCCGCTTTATGCTTTACTTGCCACGCAAACCTAGATCAAGGAAAAATGAGCAAGCAAGAGCGCATTGAAATGTGGCGCAATGCATACATCAAAACAATTAAATTGCTGGCTGAAAAATAAAAAGGCTTGCCAAAAATTTTGCAAATATGGCAAAAAATGAGACAATTTTTTTTTTTTAAAAGCCGACGTAAGGGGTTTTGCAAGTAAGGTATCTATAAACGGTTTAATGAAACCCTTTTTTTAGGCCTAAATTGGTCGGATTGACAATAATTATCGGGTTTGCAACAAAAAACCGTTAAAAATCAACGACTTACACTCTTTTTCCAAAAAAAACTAGGCGTCGCATGCATCGGACACCGACATTTTTCAAGCTGGCATCAGACAGGCGCAAAAACACCAAAAAACCAGCAAAAAAACACGTTTAACCCGCTCGCCAGTCGCAAAAATGCATGGTCGGACCATAGGCAATCCCTAAAAAAGAGAGACAATTTTTGGAATTGTCACCCTCAAAAAACATCAGTACAGGCGCCTTAGGCGCAATAAATCCGACAGGCAAAGCACAAAGCAAAGCACCACAGGCGCATCACAGGCACGTCAAAGCACAGGCAAACCACTACAGGCGCACGCAACTAACGCACAGGCACGCTACAGGCGCAAAACACCATTGGCGCACCATAGGCGCACCGAACCACAGGCACGCCAACGCATAAAGCACAGGCGCACCGATGCCAAAAAAGCACAGGCGCAAAAAAACCCTGATAACTCAGGGCTATTTTTTAAAAGGGCGCAGTCGGGAGTTGATCCCGTTTAAGTCGATCATATTCTTTTTTTTGGGCTGGCGACCAGGGCACAGGTCCACTAGGTGGTGGAAACGGCCAGGTCATAGGTACAAAAAAAGAAAAGTCGCAAAAAACAACCCGATACAAGTCGCAAAAACACAGTCAGCGATAACGCTGCGCAATGGTGCCTGCCAATAATGGTGGCGCATAATTTATCTTTGCAAATCAGAAACTGACCAGGTAAAACCCGTAAAAATTGATCGCTCATCCTGGCGCACTGGATTACCATTTTTGTAGATGGTCACAATACCATCGCCGTACAATTCGCCCCTGACATAAGCGCGACCAGCTCGTACAGCGGCCAGCACTGATTTTGCTTTTTGGCTCCCATTAAGATAGCTGCTGTTATTTTTTGCGGACCATGTAATCATAAAAAACCCCAAAAAACGGCCAAGATCGGCCCGTTAACCCTGACGCGCAGGGCTAACAGACAACCCTAGATTAAGCGGACAAACGAATATTTATCACTTTTTTGCGCGATCCATGAGCGGGAAAGCCCACAATGGTTTTACGTTGACGCTGGCAAAGCTGGCAGGTCGCACAACTCACGTCATCGCGCTGAGTCGCTGGGCAGACCACCACAGTTCGCCCTGATGGCGTCACAGTATTTGTAAATTGTGTAGATGGCAACACCACCACCACAGGACCGGCATTTTTATCTGCCAAATAGTCGGCATCGGCTAAATTATTGGCCGACAAATTAACTGTAAACCCCCATGCATTAGCGTGCCGGATCCATGTAATGCTTGAAGCGTCACGATGGTGGCTGTAGGTAAACCCGCGTTTGCCCATATTTGCTGCGACTAATTGACCAAGTTTTACAGGATCCACTGAGCCGTTAGCTACTGGCAGGTCACCAGCTTGATTGTGGCGCCAAAACTGCCCCTCTGGCAAAGCTGAAATCGCAAAGGTAAACCCTGTCCAGTCGGTGCCCCGCTCTTTCTTTGAGACTTTCGCCCAATGTAGAGCAAGCGGACCTGTGGATGCATAGCATTCTGCGCGCAATGCGCAATCGACGGGACAGCTTGCTTTTTCTGTAGTGCTAACAGGCACAGGGCCGACTTTTGCATTAGCCGATTTGAGAGTGAGATGAACGCGCATTTTTTAAATCCTATTAAACAGACCTGGATATACAGGCATGTGCGCATTCTAGGCATGGGTGAATAGTCAAAACCTAGGTGTTTACCCTATACATCCACTATCGTCAGCTTGGGTGAGCGCTGATCGCATGGTCAACTACCTGCAGCTGCCATTACCTGGCAATCAGCGGATCGCCTCACGCCGCCGCCCCCCAAAAAACCGCCTCACGCCACCTGCCAATCGATGCATCATGGCAAAAAATCGGCAAAAAAACCGTTAAAAATCAACGACTTGCGCGGATTTCACGCTGATCACCGGTCGCGACTTGAGAAACTAAAACGATCTGTATCGTTTTGGGAG